GTATTCTTGCTCAGTTATATTTTTAACAAGTAAACTATGGTTAAATGCTCTCCAAAATGTAGATTTGGTCTGTATATCAACATGTGATGTAGGTTTACCCGTTAATTTTTCGTATCCTTTATCGAAGTCAACTAAAACTCCATCAAGGTCACAGTATATAGTATATTTTGATTGTTCCACTATTTCATTGTATAAATTTGATAAATTAATCATGGTATAAATATATGGGAAATATATACAGTTGGCACGTTTTATATAAATTTCTTTAACTGTTGCTTATTGTCTTTAATCCAATCTAACCATATACGTTTTACTATAGGCCAATCTGTTTCGGGGTTACTGAAGTTTAATATATTTTCTTGGTGCCATTCTTCCATAGCCGTTGCTAGTGGTATATGTTTGGTTTTTGCTCGTTTAATTAATCCTTTAATGAATGCAGGTATTTCTTGAGGTGAAGTGTAGTATTCAATAGTTGTTTCGTAATTTGAATATTTGACGTTCATATCTTCAAAATTCTGTTGACCTATATGTTCCAACTCGTGTGTTACTGTTTCTTTAACTTCAGCTACCATATCACTAAATGCTTGTGGGAATGTTGTAGGATTGAATTCAATAGACATATTGAATGAATTCATATCCGAATTAGCGGATATAGAATATGGTTGAGATAAGTCGGGTACAGGTACAAAACGTGCCACTAAATCAAATTCAGCTTCCTCTCCACCACGAGTTATGGTGTATGTTAAGTTAAGTGTTTTTTTGCGCTTAAATGCGTTGATTATTTGGCGTGAAATGTCCAGTATATATGAATCAAATGTACCCTCATTTAATTGAGTGGTTGGGTTGGTTTGTGAATCTGTCCAATTTCTAAATGTTATATTTCCTAACTCGTATGCTTCACGTTCAATTTCTTCCAGTTTTCCATCCTCATTGGTGTTGGTGGTAGATATACTAGGTAATCGATCTTCTAAATTTTGTATATGGTGGATTGTCTCATGGGCGTATGAACGAATCACATCCTTTGGATGTCTATTTAATGTAAATAAAGTAATTGTAATATTACCGGGATTGTAGTATGCGGTTTTACCAAAGAAATTAGCTGCATTCGCTACATCGTTGTCAATTATTTCAACTCGAGGTAATGGTTGTACGTTCATTCCCTGTTTAATCATATATTCATTCAACGATTGAATATAACCTAGTAATAATTGACGTTGTTCATCAACGGGGCTACTTTCATTTAAGGGTATTTCGGGTGTTAATATATCTAAATATTCTTGAGGGTATATACCTTTAGGTAAAAAGCGAGATATATCTTGATTGTTATTGATTGATGCTCTTAATTCAGTTGCACTAATACCTCCCTCCAATATACCAGCATCGAATGTTCTAGCATTCATGTATTCTGGGTCTCTACCTATTTTAACGAATCTATCCTCTTCACCTTTACCACACGCAGCAATAAATTCCATATCTTGGTGGTTCTTAATTTCATTTAAGATACCAGTTACGGGTGATGGTTTATCAGATATTTGAATGGTTAATTTATTGTTGAATAATTTTTCGTTGTATAAATTCCATATTGCCTCACTTTGATGTGGGGTAATTCCTTCATGCATTTTTGGTGATATTAATATGACTACCTTGTCGGCAACATCCATTAATTTTTTAGCTACCATAGCGTGTCCTGCATGTGGTGGTTTAAATTTACCTGGGTATACTGCTAGTGTAGGTTTGTTTTGTGGGAGTATCTCCTCGTTAATGAAGGGTTGGATAATGGATTGTACTAGTGGATTCATATGTTCGAGAATATATTAATTTTACTTTTAGCTGTCTGTAATGTGTCGAATGTAGGTAATGTTTTTACCATATTTTCTATGTCGTAATTTAATTGTGCTTTGTCTGCGTCTGATTTTGCTTGTTCTTCTGGTGATTTTGGTTTACCAGTAGCTGTTGATTGTTTAATATACGAATCAGCTAGTGCGGTAGAAAACGATTTATTTGCATTGTTTGGATCGTTGTTTATTAATATGAAGTTATCGCCAAATTCACGCGCATATGTATCTATATTGCGGTTTACATCACGCCATGTTCTAAGTACAATTCCGGGCATTAAACTACGTTCACGTTCAGCATTACGTTGAAGTGAAGTTAATGGAGAAACATATATCATTAACATTAATGTAGTGTAGCCGAGCGATTCTAGTTCCTGTTTTTTCTTGAGTATTGGATTTGATGCAGCACCGGTACCGTCAATAATTACACTTTGCCTACCCTCCAATGCTTGTGCAAGTTTATCTTGAGTGATTTTACGTGATTGAGCTTGCATTTTAGCTGCTTGAGATAGTTGTTCGGGAGTGAAATTAGTTTGTTTAAGTCCAATTCCACTCGCCTTTAACATTTCTTCATATGTGTCATCTGAATTGATGGTATTGAATGATTGGGGTAGTAATTGTTTAGATAAATATGATTTACCACTACCTGCGGGGCCTGCTAGAAATATAGCTTGTGGGTTATTTTGTAATTCTCTTAATAATTGAACTAAACTAATCATGGCTATACATATTTAAATTTCTCGTTTCGCTACGGTTCTAAATTCGGAAAAAGATGGTTTATGGGTTGGGTTTTCTAAATCAAATATGAATTTAACGTGCTGGAATATCTCTAAGTTTTCCTCAATGGAGCGTTTAGATTCAACTATCTCCCAATTTTTACCGCTTAATTTATCCGGGTTGGCTTTACGTTTGGATGATTTTAACCATAGTACACCACATCTGTCTATTTTCTTTTCAAAGCATTCCATATAGCATTGTGCATATACAGCTGTTTGTAAATCATATGTTGTATGTAAATGGTTTGATGTTTTTAAATCAAGTACCCAACGCTCACCATTCAATTCAATAACTAAATCGCAAGTACCAGCTACTTTAAGTTTATCTGAAAATAAATGTACCTCAGTCTCAATTAATGTTGGTTTATGTGTTTCCCAGAAATCAACAAATCGAATAAACATTTGCCATACAGTTGGGTTATATAATGGTTGACCAGAGGGGGACAGGAAATTTAATTCTTCACCCTCTAAATACTGTTCACACATTTCATGTACTTGAGTACCTTCCTCTGCTGCCTTCTTAACTATGTGATTTGAAGCAAATCCTACTTGTTTCAGCCAGTTTTCAAAGTGCGGACCCTTTGGATAGCAATTAAGAACATATGTAACACTTGGATAAAATGCACCATTGCGCTTATAGTAACGTGAATCGGGTAATGTAATTTGTTGTGCATCGTCCGAAATATGCAATATTCTGTCGTACGATTTTTTGATTTGAGATTTTTTCATATTAATCTTAGTTTACGCTCCATTAGTTTATAGGATGTTAATGGAGTAACAGTTTGGATAAGTTTGGTGAAATGTTCGAAACCTAATTCAGATGGGTCTTTCCCATCTAGTTCAACTAGGTATACTTCTTTCCCCATATCCAATAATTTTTCACAGAACGATATTGAACGTTGAATCGCGTCTGCATCTAAAGCTATATATATTTTCTGTACTTTTGATTCTACTAATTTTTTCATTAATTCGGACTGCATATTCTTACCCATTAATGGTATAGCGTTGCGTTTTATTGCTAATGCATCGAATGGCCCCTCACATATGATTATGGGTAAATCCCAGTTAATAAACATACCGAATGGAATTATGTCTCTAGATATGTCTGGGTTCATATATTTAATATGGTTATATGGTTCAAGTGAGCGTGCTGTAAAATAATTTAATTTACCATCTATATCATATGATGGTAATACTACTCTATTAGCATATGCACCTGTTTTACAATATCCTATATTATATTTTAGTATATCCTGTGAGGATATATTTCGTTGCTTTAAATATTTAAATACTTTATGAGCGTATGGATCTTTGTTGTCTATGAATGTGGTGAATTCCTTTGGTAATTCAATTGATTTGAATTGTGGGGTACCTAAATCAGCATGAAATGTTGACTTGGTTAATTTGCGTAATTCTTGATATTTGTCTGGTGCAATTGACAGTTTTTTGAATAAAGTATGGATAAATTTACCTCTATTTGAGCAACTCCAGCAAGCCCATTTATTTTCACCATCGGTATTTTCAGTGAAATTGATTTCTAATTTATGGTGTTTGTGGCAGAATGGGCAGTTGTAGGCTACGTTACCCCTAGATGTCCGTTTGCCGGAACCCAGAATATTATTTACCAGATTTATTAATAGCTCATTTACCATAATAGTGAATATACAATGTATATATTGCTATATCAAGTCTTTTGAGTAGAACTTGCCAAGGATGTTGGAATTTGTGAATTCATCTGATTCCAACACACCATACATAAATTGATATTTGCATTCGTAGTATGTAAGTTGTTTTTTGTTAGTTACAAAGTGGATGATTTCACGTGTAAATTCATCGTGTTGTTTGTTGCGTATTGCTTGTTTGATGAATTCCTCTGAACCGTAATATGTTTTCCAGTCAGATTCTTTAATTATCTGTTTGGTTGTTTTGGTGCGTCCCCGGGTGATGGGTTGTTCGGCTAGTTCTTTTTTACCCAACTTTTTGTTGAGTGTATGAAATATAGATTTCTTACCCAAATATTTTTTACCGGTTGGGGTATGGGTAGTAATGTATATGAATCCAAATGTTGATTGGGGTAAATCTTCTATAGTTGATATTGGTGTTGAGTTGTATAACCACATTTGTTTATATGTTAAAATAATGCATTCCAAGAGGTCCCATTATAGTAATATAATATACTACTACCTGCTGACCCTGAAGCTATAATCATTCCCTCAGATGGTGTGGGAGTGGTTGTTCTTGGTGTTAGTACTAGTATATCTTTTATATTTAATGAACCTGTAATTAATGCAGAACCAGTTATATTTAAGCTACCTGAAATTGTGGTAGGTTTATATATTGACATACTTCCAGTAAATACTTGAAATATTGGTGCATCGTTACTATCGTTT